CCGCAATTCCCGCACTGGTACACCACTTTTCTCTCCCGATGCTCCACATCCAGCACCAAATGACCCTTTTTCTCGATCTCGTCCACGAACCGATCCACCGACTCCCCCCGATTCCGATCCGACACGCACACCGAACAGAAATCCTCCATCGAAAGACCCTCCCTCAGAAACTTGGATTTCTTGTTGATGAACACCGCATGCTGCAGCACCATCTCATGCCCCTCCGGACACACGAAACACACCTCTTTCTTCTCCATTCCCTTGTACTCCTCCTCACCCGTCTTCAAGACGTACCCATGCGGCCCCACAAACTCCCGGACGTTTTTGTACTGACGTGCCATACTGCCTATCTCCAGATGGTTTTTTTGCTGGTTCATTTTTATTTGATACAAATAAAAATTGATATTTTCCTGGTCCAATTTGTGCTTTACAACACTGGAAAACCCAAAGCCCCGCCCGCAATGCGCACGATATTGTGGTTAACCGCCACCAGCACGAGCGAGAAGGTCTGCTTGAGGCCTTGGCCGGCCGCAACGTTCGCAGCGGAGGCATCCGGGACCGCCAGGGTGCCCGCGCCCGCACCACCGGCCGCCGCCTCGGAGGAAGGAGCGATCTCGACGCCGACGTTGGTCAGCTTGCCGTAGTTCGTCGAGCCGTGCGGGTTGACGTCCATGAGGTCCAGCGAGTACGAGTACAGGTGGTAGCCGGTCTCCTCCGGGATCGCCGGGGCGCGGTACCAGGGCTGCATCAGCGAGAAGTAGTCGACCGGCATGTTCGACAGACGCTGGGTGTTCTCGTAGTAGACCGAGACCTGCGAGAGGGCGTCCGACGCCGCGGCGGGCGCAAAGTTGACGCCGGCCGGCTGCGGCACGGGCGAGGCGGACGAGTAGTTCGCCCACTCGGCCTTGTTCGAGGTGTTCTGGAGCGAGAACATGAGCGCCTTGACCGAGTGCGAGAAGTGGATGTCGATGCGCGTGGTGTTGCGGGTCGGGTCCACGGACTGCGGGTTGGCGGTCTGCACCTGCTCGATGAGGAGGTCACGAGGCGCCTGGCCCATGAGCTTGCGCTCGTCGTTGGACACGAGAGCGTACTCGGCCCACACCTGGACGTTGCTCAGCGTGACCTGCGAGTTGCTCAGGTCCGACGGGGACGCATAGGTCGAGACACCGCCCGAGCCCGCACCGCCGACGATCGGGGCGACGTTGTCGATGATCAGCAGGTCGGTCCAGTCGCGGAAGTTGAAGCGCAACTTCATCTCGTTGTACGGCAGGGCGGCCGTCGGGAGCGCAACACCGGTGTCGCGGGTGTGGCAGTACGGCAGCGGCAGGAGCAGCGTCGCCTGCGGGATCACGAGACCGTTGTTCGCCGCACCAGGGGCGTTCGAGTAGTTGTTCAGGAGCGAGATGTTGCCGATCATGTTGTTGTAGCCGACGCGCTTGGACGAGGTCACCGTGAACGCCGACCAGAAGTCGAGGAAGTAGTCGTCGAAGCGCATCTCGACGAGGTCGTTGAACGTCACGGCCGTCTCCTTCAGCAAGTGGTGCATCAGGTTGCGCGTCCAGCGGATGCGGGAGTTGGCGCCGAAGCGGGCGGTGGCGGCGTTCACCGAGACCGACGGGAAGGTCACGCGCAGCCAGTTGAACAGCATGTAGTCGCCGGCGCGGGAGATGTTGGCGTCCCACTGTGTGGCGAACTGCGGCGTCTGGTTCAGCGTCAGCGTCGTCGGCACGACCGTGAACCACGTCGACTTGGTCACACGGCGCACAAAGTACGAGACGGACTTGGCGCCGCCGTACATGTACTTCTCGGGCTCGTCATAGGTAGCCAAATCGATAAACCCGGACGTGAGGGTGTTTGAGGAAGTCGTCGAGCTCATTGTGTGTGTTTGAGTTGTATAAAGATTTTATTTTTAAACCAAAAAAAATCGCATATTTTTTAGCCTAGCATATGATCGTTTTTCGGTAAAACGTGCTTAAACCCAAGGAGAAACGGTCCAAAAACGAGCATATGGTTTCGATGATTTTCGGAAAAATGAGTCGGGCGAGGAGCGGGATATCGGGTCGGGCGAGGAGCGGGATATCGGGTCGTACGATGGCGGAAGCGAGAATCTGTTCTAAATGCGGAGGATTCGGTCCGTTCCGTAAGATAGGAAACAAGATGTGGGAGAATTATATGAGCGACTATCTCCGGAGGGAGTTTACGGAGGTGACGATGGTGTTTGACAAGAGAGTGGAAGAAGGGTGTTCAGCGAGGAGGCCGGATGTGCGCATCGATTTCGGGACGCATACGGTTCTCGTGGAGTGCGACGAGAACCAGCATCGAGGGTACAGCTGCGAGAACAAACGGATGATGGAGTTGTTTCTTGACTGCGGAGGTAGACCGCTCGTCGTTCTTCGTTTGAACCCGGACGCCTACGAGTCGGGAGGAGAGCGACACCCCGGATGTTTCAGGCCGACGAAGGCGGGTCTGACGGTAGATGAGGCCGAGTGGACGAGGCGGATGGAGACGGTCGTCGATCGGATCCGGTATCATCAGTCCATTCCGGAGAAGGAAGTGACGGTAGAAGAATTTTATTATTCGGATCGATGATTCATTGATCATCCATCTCGTTTAGAAAAAATCACCACAGAAGCTTATCGGCGTACCACCCCCGGCTCTTGGATCGGCTTCGGTCCTTGGCGTGGCGTTTCTTGTAGGCCGCCCGTCTCTTGTCGGCGTAGGACTTTCCGTGCGTCTTGATGTACGAGGCGTAGTCGGGGTATCCGGCGCCTCCGACCGAAGCGACTTTCTTGCCGGAGCGAAAGACGTCGATTTTCTTGCCCTTGGAAGCGGAGGGGCGGACGGTCAGGCCCATGCGCTTGGCGATCGATCGGGTTCGGGCGCTGATGCGGTACATGGGTACCTTATCTCTTTATTTTTTATGACCCATAAAAAATTTACATGTACTTGAGCAACGGCGTGTCCTTGATACCTACCTCATCGAGGCTCTTCTTGAACTTGGCGAGATAGTCGTTTGCGTACTCGGGGTGCGCCTGGTCCATCTCGGCGATCTCGGCCATCGTCTCCTGGCGGGTCTGGTCGAACTTCTCGAGCTTCGCCAGCGTCTCGTCCCGGACGTGCAGGATGTTGGCACACTTGACACGCAGGGAGATGTAGTGGTCGATATCCTCCTTCGCCTCCTCGGGCGACTTCTTGGAGGAATCGAGGAGCTCCTTCTCGCGTCTCTTGAGCGTCTCCATATCCTCCTGATCCTTCTCGCGCACGGTCTTGGCGTGCGCACGCTCGACGTCGTCCATCTTCTTCTTCATGTCGACCTCGTGCGTCTCGCTAAAGTAGAGCGGGTCGAGCGTCAGCGGGAACTCCTTGCCGACGTAGCCGATGTGGATCTCGTGGAGCGAATCGACGGAGCGGATGAGGTGCTCGGCCCAGGCGTCGGCTTCCTGGAGGTTGCCAAAGACGCCGCGGATCTTGAACACACCGAAGCAGCCGTCCTTGTCCGCCTTGGCGCCGGGGGCGGGCGTGAACGAGTGCAGCGAGTAGTAGTTTTGCTGGTTGATCGGCGGGTCGACACGGAAGCGCTGGACACGGGGGAACGTGAGCTCCACAAACTTCTTGTTCACGAGTGCGCCGGCGGCCTGGAGATCCTCGGCGACGAGCGCCGGGGCGGAGGGCTGGAGCGCCGGACGGGTTGTCATGCAGTCCGGCTCGTCCTTGACGAGGAGGTTGGTCTTGTACTCTTCTTTGAACGAGGAGGGATTCATGGTTCGATACTATGCTTCTCGTCTTTAAAGATATTAAACCGTAGGGTAGAAAAACCACCCGAGCTGGCGGCAGCACTCCTCGTAGATCTCGTCGTGCTCGATCTTGCGCTCGATGGTCTTGATGATCGGGAAGTCGGACTCCTTGCAGGGGTAGGCGTGGCGTTTCAGGAGCTGGAAGAGGATATAGTAGGAGTTGAGGAAATTCGAGCGGTTGTACTTTGGGTTCTCCTTGATGACCTTGTCGTAGACGAGGATCAGACGCTCAAAGTCCTCGAACAGGGCCTTCTCGTACTCTGAGATATCGGGACAGGGGCAGCCGGTGAGCTCCGAGTAGATGAGATTGATATCCTCATAGTATTTGTACAATGAATGTTCTTGCAAGAACATTTTGATATGATCCTTGGAAATTTGGGAATACTTTCCGGTCTTGCCCTTCTTGGTGAGCTGATTGGCCTCGATGGAGCAGACGAGCCGGTCGTAGACCACGGGGTCGATGTACTTGTTCTGCTTGCCCTGAAACTGCTTGATCGTGTCCCGGAAGTGCGTCTGCCGGATGTAGCTGTACTTGACGTTCGTATTGATCCGACCGAGATCCTTGAACGTCGGCTCCCGGTGGCCCTCCTGGAGGTAGAAGGGGTACTCCCGGCCGCACTGATCGCACAGCAGGCTGTCGGCATCGACGTCGACGAGCTCGGCGCCGCAGTCCTCGCACTGGTCCGAGTTCCGGTGGTAGGAGAAGAGCGGGAGGAACGAGGCGAGTTCGGGGTAGGATTGAAGCCGGAGGATGTACTCGTCAATGAGTTCCATCTTGCGGGCGGAGGAAGGTGCTGCCCTTGGTTTCTTGACGAACGAGTCACGGACGGTCGAGTTCAGGGCGCTGCGGAACTCCTCGACGAGCGGCTTGGCCTGGTGGAAGAAAATCTCGGTCGTGACGTCCAGCGTGAGTTTATCATGGATCTCACGCAGCTGCTGCTTGCACTCGACCTCCTCCCGGTGCGTCAGGTCCGTGGCGAGCTTGTTCTCCAGCTCTTCTCTA